CTGGCGCGTCCGCTGATTTTACTACTAGCTCGCTTTGTAAACCTGCGAGTTTCATGTAATACAGGTCACCAGATATTTCTTTTTTACTTTCCAGTGGCAGTTTCAGCTCTGTCATCACTACGCGTTTTACCTCACGCGCTATCTTATTAGCCAGTGAGTAGTTTGGACCTACAATCCAGCCACGCGTTCTGGGCGTGAGCAACCATGGCAGGATTTCGTGCGCTGCCATAAAGGATTTTCCAGAGCGTCGCCCCATGAGACAGACGCGCCATCTAGATTTACTGTTATGAACTGCCAGCTGTTGTGGAGTCGGGTGATACCCCAAAAGACTCCAGAGCTTTTGCTTGTTCACTATTTGCTTTATCAATTGGATTGTCCTCGAACCCGCACTGCTGTAACACAGTTTGCAGGTTACCAGTCATGTCAACGGCTGTTTTATCACTCATACCAAGGTAGTTCTTAGCCATGAATATCTGCATTGCTATTGCGTTGTTTTCGATTGCAGATACCCACATGGCGCGTCTGAGCTTGAACTTCATCTCTTCGCGACCTGCTTCGTACTGTGGTTTGAAGTTTTGGCGTATGTATGCTTCCGAAACTTCAAAGTATTTGCCGATTTCAGCGTAGTTACATCCAAATGATGCAAGCATTCGTACTTTATCTTTATCTACTTTACTCTTCATCAATATTAGCCTGTTCGATGACATTCTTTATTTTATTAAGTGTTCTGCGCCAGTATTCCTTTACGCTGGACTCGGTGATGTCCATTTCTTTTGCTATGTCAACAAAGGTGTGGCCGAGTGTGCGCTGTTTGAACACGCGGAGTTCCTGTGGAGACATGAGATCATAAAACTTATGTGCGCTGAGTTGTAGGTTGCGCAGGTGTGGTTCGATGAGTCCGCTTCGGAATACTAGCATGTGGAGATGGTAGCGGTCTGCGCGGTCGATGGCGTGCAGCCACTTGTCTGTATTTTCATCAGTTAGATTAGACCAAACCTCTTCCATTATTTGAATTTACGCATAAGGTGTTGACAAAAACGAAAGTAAAAATTTTAAGACGCGGTAAGCGGCAATAATAAAATTTTGCCTTGGTGTACCCAAAAGTTATACATAATGCATGTTATATGCAATTTTTGAAAATCTATAAACATAATATAAATATATACTTATGGAACATTAACTAAATAACCGTAATATATTGCGCGCGGTTTGTGTCAATGTGGCTGGGTTCGTGGCCGTTTCTTTTTGTTTTAGTTAGATAGATATTTTTTATTTTTAATGCTGTTGACATATACAAGTATATTAGTATATTCCAGAGCGGCGTGAGAGACCGCAATTAACAATAAACAAAAAAAGAGAGAGTAAAAATGACTGAATTATTACTTAAGCTATTAGGAAAGCAAGAAGTTAAACGTATTCTTAATTTATGGATTAAAGATCAAATTAATGTATGCTTAGAACAAAATGCGCGCATTCAATTAGATAGTACCATATGGATGGAACATTATATTACAACTTCTAAAAAATTCAATGAATGCCCAGAGTATTTAATTGATGAACCTTTAGAGGTGGATGATCTTTTTAATTTTATTGGAGGAAAAATATAATGTCATTAATCAAACTACTAACCGCGCCGCATGGCAGCACTAAAACCAATAAGAGTATGAAATACGGTTTTGCGAATTTCATAATGTATTTATCACCATTTAAAAAAAGCGGCTGGAACACGTGCGCCGCGGCTACTAAAGGTTGTATTGCATCGTGTTTAGACGAAAGCGGCCGCGGTAATTGGACAGAAAAAAACGGTAAAAAAAATCCAATACATGAAGCGCGATTGAAGCGTACGCAATTCTTTTTTAATGACCGCGGCGCGTTTCTTGAACAGTTAGAGAGAGAGATTAAAAACGGTATTAAATGGGCATTAAAACGCGATTTAAAACCCGTTTTTAGGTTAAATGGTACTAGCGATTTGAGATGGGAACAATACGGTATAATGAAAAAATTTAATGACATTCAATTTTATGATTATACCAAACTATGGAACCGCCGCGATCTACCCGCTAATTATCATTTAACGTTTAGCCGCGCAGAATCTAACCAAAAAGAAACATTAAACGCGGTTGTAAATGGGTTAAATATTGCGGCCGTGTTTAGACATGAGTTACCAAAAGAATATTTAGGATTAAAGGTAATAAACGGCGATAAACACGATTTACGATTTTTAGATCCAAAACGCGCTTGTATTGGTTTGATTGCTAAAGGCAAGGCTAAACATGATCAAAGCGGTTTTGTACTTAACTAAACAACAAAAAAAGAGAGGTTAATAAATGTATACAGCATTTAAAACATGGTTAACAGCAACCACGCAACTTAGTAAAAAATCAATAAACAACTATTGCGGCGGTCTTAACAAAATAACCCGCGATTTAATCGATGAGAACATGATCCAAAATAGCTTGGATGAAATTGAGCAAGTTGAGCAAGTTGAGCAGATCAAAGCGGAATATTTTGGAATTCCTAAATATAAAGAGCAGGACCAGCGCGGACGGAATATGTATAACGCGGCCTTTAATAAATATATTTATTTTAGAACAGAAACCGCGAAAAAAGAAAGCTGGTTTGATGACAAAATAGAGGTTTTAAGCGATAATCCAGAAACCGCAGAAACTTTAAAAAACATGCTTAAAAAAGGTTTTTTAAATTCATAGCCATACTGATGAGCGCGATTAGTTATCGCGCGAAATATCGCCGCATTAGCGGCGGTATATATGGAAACTAAAAGAGGTATTAAAATGACATGTCATATACACGAAAAAATCAATGATGACTGCGTTTTATGCGTTCCTAAAATACAATTAACGAAACTAATTAGATTCAAATTTCAGTTTAGTTTATGCGAAAATATTGATGATTTAATTAATGAGCTTGATGAAATAAAAAAAGAGCTTAATTATTTAAAATCAATAAATGCGGAATATGATCAAGGCGAAATAGACTGGCATTTTTTCGACATTGTAACCAATGATAAAAACCTAATAAAAGAGCTTCAAAATATAGGTTTTTATGATCCGAATGAATAAACGCAGCATGAACGAAATAATAAAAGAGAGTGAAATACATGATAACTAAAATACTAACCGCATACGTCAAAATATGCGCGGTAATATGGCTAATATTATGGCTTTTGAGTTAATTATCTACGTTTTAATGGCCGTTATTTTGGTCTTAATGTTAGATACGTAATAACACTAAAAACGCAACAAATTAACCCGCATTTTATGCGGGTTTTTTTGTGTCTAAAATTATGATCATAAAATTTTTTTGCTACTTTAAAAATGCACGTTTTAAGCGTTTTTTTGCATTTTTTTGCGCATAATATGGTCATTTTTGTGCCAGTTATATTTCCTGGTCAGGGTTATTATATTATCCTCGCAGGGTTCATTATATTATTCACTCAGGGTTTTTTTCTTTTTGAGCATTCGGTTCCGCCACGCCAATTTGTCACGCGACCACATGCGCAACCAACACCGATCTAAATTGCAAACTCTGGTGTCTTCGTACCACTCCAAAACCAGCGCACAACGCTCACCATCACTGGCGATTTGTACGAATTCGCAGGACTTGTCCTTTTTCTTACTAAGTGAGCATTTTTGAGCTAAAATCACTAGAGTACCTAGAACGCAGAATTTGAAGAATTTGAAGAATATCTCTCTCTCTCTCCTCTATAAACACAGTTTCTCAAATTCTCTTTTTTCACCTCATGGCAGAATTTGAAATTCTGCATATTCTGCATATTCTGCGTTTTCTGCATACGCGCTAATCAACCAAACCGTCTAATTCAGTTTCCATTTTACGATATTGTCCATGCCCAATCTTACTAATTAAGCCTTGTTTTGTCATACGCTCTAGCCAGTTTGATACCGCTGCATTACTACCAAATCCAACCACCGCATCCAGCGCAGCCTTGAACATTTCTCTGCTAAAGTTATGCCCTTCTGTCGCAATCGCCTGCAACACTTTTTCTTCCACTGATTCCTTCGGATCGGTATACCAGAACATTTCATTCTTTGGCAACGGCTTCAAGTATTCAAAATACAAATCACCATCACTCACATTATGCAACTTGACTCCAACTGGCACACCATGCAGATCATTCTGGCTGCGCACCTTCGTAATCTTCATCACCTTTAATCCAGGCAGACGCTGACTACTCGCAAGCTGTACAATACCATCCAGATGATTCGTGTACGCACTCCCGCCCAACATCATACTGACATCAAGCGGATTCGCTTCACCCAGCTTCTTATGATGCGATACAATTAAGATAGCAACCTTATGCTTGTTCTTTAAATTGACCATCGTCCTCAACAGGTCCATCACATCATCATTCTTGCTCACATTCTTATTCGTACTCGTATACAAATTATCCACCACCAATACCTCGCATGGATCAAAGGTCAAATTCGCGTCCATTTCTTCCCACTTGTCAGTAAACACGTTATCCTGCCCACTGCTCAAGATACTCAGGTTCTTGTCAAACCGATGCGCTTCCACTGGATACTTATTAACAAAATGCATCGCGGTCCGCTCGATCAACTGCTTAAAACTCTCGTCCTTCAACTCAAACTGCACATGCATAACCTTCCTAGGCTTCGGTATCCTAAAGCCCAAGAACGGCACACCTAGAGCCAAACACGTAGACAACTGCAAACTCATCACCGACTTACCTACGTTCGTACCACCTGCAAGGCCCATAATGTCCTTCTCAAAAAACAAGTCATCAATGATAGGCTCTGGCATATTCACAAAGGTTTTTGCAAACTGCGAAGGACTAAAACTGCGCATTCCGCCAATATCCTCTGGTTTATCACCAAACCGCACACAGGACGCAAACAACTGATCCAAACTATGACCATCACTAAACCAGTCAGTAAGATCATACCTAGCAGGCTTACCTTCCCACTTCATTACATACAACTCAACCTTCTTCCCAAAGAGCCTTTTTGCCAGTTTTTGCGCACCTAGTTCGCCTTTTTCGTCATTATCGTACACAATGTATACTTTATTATATTTTGACGGCAAGGTTATCTCCGCAGGCAGCGCACCCGCACCTGACGTAAATGTCAAGGCGGATGCGCCATTGCAGTATGCGGTGACTAGGTCCTTTTCTCCTTCACAGATCACAAGGCTGGAGAGAGGTAGATGCGGAGTCTCAAACACCTTGCATTCTGCGTCACCGAACTGCGGTCCTTTATGAAATTTTACATGATTCTCATTAATCTGGAACACCAACTGCGCATTCTTCTTATCATCGCGCCTGACACCAATGGGCAGGTCCAGACACTTCTCGTTCCACGGCAACTCCAACTCCTCAACCGCTTTTCGCCAATGCTGCACAAATGTCGCCCGCGCTTCTGAATATCCACTCTTTTTCACCTCTTTTGACTCCACTTTGACCTTAGTATTGGTCAATTTATATTCTATACGCGGGGTTTGTATCTTCTCTTCGCTAAAATCCCAACTAAACTGGCACTTATGGCAGTAGGCATACTCACCATTGATCTGCACTGTGCCTTGCTTGCGTGCGGTTCCATCGTCACACTCAGGACACCAAGCACGCTTACCATTATGAGTTATGCGAGAGAAGACATCCGATGCACTCCTCAAAACTTCCTGCGTAGGTTGTACAGCGCACAGCAATGACGAAACGCCTGCGCACCCGCATCCAACTTGTCACGATCAATGACATGCTTATGAAACTTCCCATCTTCCTTACCAAAGCGCATAATAATACCATATTTCACTTCTGCTTTAGGCTGCGCAGCTTCGTACATCATCGTGTATGCACCTAACTGAATCATCATCTCAGGATATGGCCCACCTTTACTGGTTTTCCAGTCCACCACCACAAGATCACCATCAATCTTACCAATGCAATCCACCGTACCACCAACGCGCAACTCTTCATTTACCAACGCAAGCTCCGCAGCAAGTACCTTGAAGTTTGCCTTATCATACCATGTTTTAAATCCAAAGAATGCTTTTAGTGCCTGCTCTTCTTGATTTGGCGTATAATCCCGCGTATCTACGTCAAAACCTTGAAGATAACCTTGTATAAGGATATGTGTTAATGTACCTATATCACCTGCTTCTCGCATCACTGCATCCGCATCTTCACCCTGAGCTGTGATGCGCTTCGCCCATGCAATCAGCGTATTTTTATTCCATCCTAACTGGTTATTAATGATAGTAGTCACACTTGCTGCACGTTTACCGTCCTTAAGCACATAGTTCTGACCGTGTAACTTTGTTTTACTCATCGATGTATCTCTCCTTTATTTCGGTTAATATTAAAAGTGTCATACCAAATGCCAAGGTCCAGAAAAATAATCCTAAACCTAACACTAGTATATTTGCTACCCATTCTGCTATGTCAAACATGATCATAGTAACTCCTTTTCTTTTATAATTGTGGCAACGGCCTGCACTACATCCACCGTCACTGCGTTGCCTGCCTGCTTATATCTTTGTGTATCGCTTATCTCGACTACCTTATCATCAATAATACCATACTTATTATGGTCATCGCTAAAACCCTGCAAACGATTGCATTCAACTGGTGTCAACCTGCGCACGTTCGTATGCGTTTCACCATATACAATTTCTTTGTCATGCAGTAATAAATTTTCTGATCCATCCTTGTAATATCTTGCGCTTATTGTTCTTGCAATCTGTGAATAGTTGGGCCGAAACCGTTGTTCATGTCTTGATGTTTTTGTTTGTGATTCACCAGCGTTGTTAACACCTTGTTTGATAGGAAATACTTTTGGTCCACGTCCTGCTCCAATATATCCGACAATGAAGACTCGCTGCCTGCTTTGTGGGATGGAGAAGTTCCTAGAATTAAGTAATTGGAACTCAATGGTATACCCAAGGTTACTAAGAACTCTGAAGATTGTAGTAAATGTGCGTCCATTGTCGTGGTTAAGTAAGCCTTTAACATTTTCGAGTACCAGACATCGGATCGGTCTTTGTTTCTTTCGATAAAAAGATAAAAGCCGTGCAATTTCAAAAAACAGAGTACCTCTGGTGTCATCAATTGCTCTTTTTCCAGCCATACTGAATGACTGGCATGGAAATCCTCCACAAAGGACATCAATGTTATCTGGCGTATCTTTTCCTGGTCGAATAAGTTTAATGTCATTTAGCTCCTCACTTTCTCTGTATTTATATCTATACACCGCGCTGGCATATTTATCTATCTCGCTAAATCCTACCCAGTCAAACTGGTAGCCTGCGCGCCTAAAGCCTTCGTGGAATCCACCAATTCCACTGAATAAATCAAGCATGTTTATACCCGACATGGTAGCGTCCACCAAGCCAACAAATTCAAATAGTCACCCATTTTTATTGTTCGCACTTTTGTCGGGTTTACAACGTTTACAAATCTTTCTAGGCTTTCCATAACTAACAAAATCATCATAATATTCAGTACGATTATGCCAGTTCACTCTGGAAGGTTCAAAGCATTTCCTGCACTTCGTACAATAAAATATTGTTTTATCTGCAAGTTCCGCATCTAAATTCTTTCTTTGATTGACCTTTTGTAATGCTTTCTGTCTTCTTCCGCCAAAAACAGTAAAATTATCCATTGATCATTTCCTTTATTTTGTCAGTTATATCATTTTCCTTACCTTGTCCATCTATGTACGCTGCAAAATGTACCTCTGCATTTTTTCTGCGCTTCATAAATGCTTTCATATCCTTGCACAAATCTTCCATAGAAAATGCCATAAACATCGCATCTTCCCATTCATCATGCTCATTGTCATAAGCCACACTGCCTGCGTAATGTCTTTCCATCAGCTAAACTCAGGAAATCGCTCATATGAATAAAACCACTTCCTGCCTTTTGTTTGATTGTTCTTGCCAGTTGTGATTGCCAGACTCAATGCATGCGAATTATCGTATGGATAATATGCAATTATATCTTTTGGCAAATAGTATACTGCGACTACGTCAATTCGATTTGTATCTTTATATTTGGTCAAACTAACCTCAACCGCAGTACCTCTCTTTAATTCCATTACAGTTTTGATCTGAACGCGCTTCATCGCACCATTACCTAACTCTACCACTAAATCCACTTGATCTACATCTACAACAGGCGCATAAATATTATATCCTTGGCCGATCAAGTCTTTCTGCACCGCTAGTTCACCCAGCGCACCTTTGTTCATACTATGCAAAGAGTAACTCCATAGGTTGAAGCTGGCTTTGTTCCATAATATATTTAGGACCATAACCCATATCCTGCATATTAACATCCTGCAAAAGTTGCGTGGATTTTGCTCCACCAAGAATAGTAAATGTTGGAAACGATACATGCACCAGAATAAATATATCGCAGTCGTTTGGATTCTTTTTTGTCTTTGCTTGTAGGTATCCAGGATTATAGGTAGTGGTTTTAACATCGACCTTTTTACCTCTAACCTTGAGGTCGTATCCACTGTAGTGTGGCCCAATGCTGAGATCGGGATACCTGTTAAAGTATTTGCACACTGCGATCTCACCACCTGCACCATTGATGTCAGGTTCTAGCTTGCGTGGTCCGCGAGAGATTACTCCATTGTTCTGATTTTGGAGCATCCTCGCTGTTCCTGTCTGGACTGCTATCTGCGCTTCTAACTGGTTTAGTATTATTTGCATGTGGGTTTTCCTCTTTATCCATGGCAGCGTACAACACCATGTAATTAGCCACATCAAGACATCGTTGGTATGTGGTTTCATCACTATGGGTCTTGCCTGTTTTAGCATCGTTGCATATTGCATCGACATGTTTTAGTACATAAACCATTAGTGCCTGCTGTGCTGTGATTCCAAGACGCTCCGCAACGTGCTTGAAATTGTAGAATTTATCTTCATTGCTAATGGTATATTCTATTGATTTACTATCGCTAATTTTGGATGCGATATTGTAAAACTTATTCCTAAATTTATTAAATTCATCGTATTTCATTTTCACTCTCCAAACAATGTTCACACAAAGAATCTTCACACATAATACACTTTGGATTCTCTGGCCTTAGTATTAATAAAACACAAGGTTGCCTATTAGATTTTCTTCCAGGATTAGGTTCTCCATCTTCCAAAGCTAACCACTGTGGCATTCCTGCATATCTTAATTCTGCCCCATACTCACACAAATATGCTATAGCTCTACAAGCAAACATTGGTATAATAAATACAATTAATTTATTTTTCTTATGTTCTTCAATAGATTTATGAACCCACTTCATCCATCCACCAACAAATGGCGGATTTACATAGTTACGCTGACCCCATTCTACTTCCAAACCATCGTAACTTTCTGGTCTAGGATGTGGACATGGATCGTAATCAAAATCAAACTCATCATTTAATTCTTTCATCATATCTGGCGGTGTCGCCCAGTATCGTTTCTTCACTCTTCCTCTCCTTCTTTCTCTATTTTATCCCAATCAACCAAGTCTCTCAAAGCACCTACTTCAACCTTTAATGAAGCAATCTGCGCATCCATCTCAATAATTGCAGCTGTCTTACTACCATGCTTTTTAACGCGTTTTTTCAGTATCTTTTCTCTATAATTTGACCAATTAAATTCCTTCACTCTTCTCTCCTTTTTTATCTATTCTCCTAAGTATTTCATCGCAGGCATCCATACATACGTCTAAACGTAAATCCTCGCTTACAAGCACCTTTTTCAGCGCATTATTGACGCATTCGCTAACCAGTTCAACCATTGCTGACCTTGCGTTTTTCTGTTTCATTGGATATGGCATTCTCTCTCCTTATAGCTTAGCGGAGCCATGACTATCACGATCATTAGACACGCCATCTTCGGGTTTATGGGTTTCTAAGGCTCCGCTATTAAATAAATTCTTCATCCACTCATGCTTGACTATCCAGAGCCAAGGCTTTCTATCTTGGCGCACCATCACTACGTCCGCATTCTTAAAATCTAAGAATCCTGCAATCTTCTTTCTGCGCTTGACCTGCACTCGTATCGTCAAGTCACCTTTAGTGGCCTTGACATCAATATCACTCTTTTCACCAAAGCTACGGCCATCACTGCCCCAACTGCGTTCGGCTATGAAGCCGAGATCGCGGAGCAATTCAACGACCTCGACTTCACCTTTGTAGCCTTTTCGGGATGCGGAAGAAGGCATCAGAAAGGTAACTCTTCCTCGCCTTCTGCGGTAGGCGTACTCTCAAAAACCTTTTCTGGTTCGTGGGTTTTCTTGAACTCTGCATACGCACTTTTTGTTTCCTCACTAAGAGGTGCTTTTGGGCATGGTGTAACAGTATACGTAGTGTCCATGCCATCACCACTGCGTGTAACGATCACATCGTATTCAGTCAGGTTGCCCCATTCGGAGTTGCGATCCAACTCTGTTAACTGCTTTTGTACAGTAGATTGGGTCACATCCAATACTTTGATTGAATTGCCATCCCACACTGGTATCTGCCAAAAATGCTTTGGCTTCTCACCTGCGGGTGCTTCACCTGCTGTTTTGATGCGAACTGGCGTACGATCATCCTGCCAATACTGATAACCCATTACTGGTGTACCTAATATTCGGAATCTGTTTTCGCCCTTGACAAATTTCATAAAGCTACTCTCACCAGTGCTTGGCACATCGTAGGTAGGCTCTAGTAGTCCACTCATCGTTACTCCTTTATTATGTTATAAGTATATCCATGGCGATCGAGTAAGGCGAGTATCTTCTTATAAGTTTTATCATCTGTATTAGCCTTGACACCGATGTCTGCTTTATAGACTTTTCGCGCACCTGGAATGTATGTTTGGGATTCACCCAAGACTTTTCGCACCTTTTGTGCAAAATTAATTCTTTCTTGTTTATCTGGTATATGGATTGTGAGGAGCATGGGCGATACCTAATGACGTAAAAGAGAGAGAGAGTGTAGTTGTGGAAACGTCACTTCAATCAGTATCGCCCAGTATGTATGATAAACAACTAATAAGGCCATTGGATAAACTCCATCTTTAAACCAAGAACGCGAGCGATCCTGACCTTATGTTCATAACGAAACTTACGCTTGCCACGCATCATAAGTGAGAGCATTGATTTATCCAGCGCAATTTCTCGCGCCAATTGGTTTTGACTAAAACCACACTCTCTCATATGTTGTTGTAAAGGCTTCATAAGTGTTGACAAAGTTTAATGCGCCTTGTCAACACTAAGCAAGAACTATTTTATATTAGAACTCTTCTTCTATGCGCATGCCCACATTATATACGTCTGGAGCGACTTGTTGCATGTCTAAACTGTTCTGTGCAAATCGTGCAAACATATACTCTGATTCCGCATTATTTCCTGTGCTGGTATTATCAATACAGAATATAAAAGGTCTATGCGGACCATCAGTCATATTCCAAACATCAGAGACTACAGTATCATCAGAAAATTGATATACTGTGGTTTCAGATGGAAGCACATTACTTGCTGCAAGGTAGCTGAAATTCATATCATATGCAATACGTCCACCATACACTGCCTGACCGTATGTTCCTAGCGCAAATGGACTTTTAGATGTACTGGATGCAGTTCTACCAAAGCTAGTAGACGTTCCATAACGCTGACCGCCCACCGATTCATTTATATCTACTTTATCATATATAATACTTCTTGTTAGACTTAAATCTGGTGACTGTGGCATATCAAAATGTTCACCAATCATAATTCCGCCTAACTTGAAATCTGTGCTGCCATCCCATGCGGTATCGCCTTCAAACTGAATAGCCCAATATCTTAGGTCCTGTTCGTTAACTGCAACAATTGTAGTTCCATCAGAGTCAGGTGTAACAGTGCCAGTTTTGTTACTGTCACTTGCTGCCAAAGTATCAGCATTTATTATTTCTGTCACTCCTGCTGTACTCCAATTTACGTCTGCTGTTTCTGCGTTTGCACCGTCTAAAGCTGTTATGTCACTTGCTGCATCACCAGCAAATACTTTAAATCTGCCATTACAGGAATTTAAATTATGATTTAATATTGCAATGTATGTTTGCTTATAAGAAGCAGTGGTAAATGCAACATTAAAAAGAACATGGCCGTCTGTATCTGCACTGGTGTCAAACGTAACTTGATTAAGTGGACGTAGGTCTAAAAGATCGTCAACTGTATTTGTAGCAGGTAAACCAACAAAACCATTAGTTGCATTTGTTGCAGTAACGCTACCCACTGCGCTACCACGCGCTCTGTGATAATTAATTAAGTCTGTATAAAATCTTGGTGTGCGTATATTTTGATTTGCCATTATCCTACCTCTCGTGCGGTTATATTTACTTTGCCTAGTAATCGTTTTGTTTCAACAATCATAAAATATTTGTCTGTTGCGAAATCTGTGCCAAACATTTCGACTGGCATATCTGTGAATACTACAATATCACCTGTTTCTAGCGCATATCCTTTTCTTGGATTCACGATGTCACACTTGACAATTATTTTTATATCGCCAACAATATTATTATAATAACTATACCAATCTTGATTACAGTCTGACGCTGCGGATGTTGGTATACTGCCAGTATACATATTCAAGTTTACTTGCTGTATGCCTTGTTTTTCTCCAAGGTTGTATTTTGCTCTGGTAGTAGAATTAGTTAATACATTTCTACTGGAGTATTTACCAGATTCAGCAGGATGCAATTCATGGTTTATATCCATTTTTGTAATTACATCACTAAGTCCAGTGGTGCTGACACTAATGTTTGACAAATCATGCTCTGTAAGAGTTTCTGTTGCAGTTAATTCACTAGATTGCTTGACATATATATATTTTAATGAACCATTAGGATCGACTTTATAACAAAAACCAAATTCATAAGCCAATTGATCTAATTTATCTTTTAATGACATAGGTTCTAACTGCCAATATCGTATTTTCCAGTCGTCTCTATCATTACTTAAATCCGAATAGTTTACTGGTGTTGCTGTAGATAACCCAGCAAATCTAACTAATAAATCGCGATGTGCATCTACACCATGAGTAATTGCATTATTACTACCAGTAAATGACTCTGTTAAGCCATCACCACCACTATAGAAATATTCAATATTTCCTAATGCTTTAAAATCTTCTTTATCTTCAGAACTATCACCCGCAAAAGGTCTAGCAGATAACTCTACTTTTATATTTTTAACACTGATATCGCCATAGCCATTACCTGTGTCAAAATCACGAAATGTAATCATAAAAGGATATTTCATAGCTACAGCACCATCGCTGTAAGTAATTGTTCTTTCTACAAAGCTAGTAGTCTCTATTGTTGTGTTTACACTAACCTCAACGTCTGATGCGTCTGCTGCGAGTTTTACAGAATCAAATACAGTTGTGGTAATATTTATTAAATCAGCAAATTCGTATTTAGCTTCAAAATGCAACTTATTGATAAACTGTTTCTCAAAGATTTGACTACCTGGTGTACCTGCAATAGTACCTGCTCCACCAGTTGATCCAGGGTCAGCAAGAGTAACCGTTGCAGCCGTACTATCATTATTATCAAAAGCAAAGGCAGCGTTGGTAAACATTGTGCTAGTTGGCGCAAATGGGTCGGTTTCCAGCGCATGCACAACTCCATGAAAGTGATATGTTGCAGGAGTAATCAGAACATTAGCATCTTGTCTGGCTTCTGTTTGCTCTGAAATATCATATGAAGAAGTACCTTTACCTGCGGGTAAAAAACGATCATGTCCAATCCAAAGATTAATATGAGATTTTGACCCAGAACCATAGGACCTTGGCATTAAAGTGTAAATATTATTTTGATTTACTGATAATACTGGTACTGGATATAACTTTATACCACAATCTGCTGGTGACCCTGCATTACTTTCATTTGGCGTAAAATCGCCATAGACTACTGGAATATATTTCTTGGTTGTAGTTTCTTGATCTTGAGGAAAGCTAATTCTATCCCATGGGCGATGTGCGTTGATTTGCATCGATAGCTGTTGCTTATCATTAATATTAATATCTACCAGTCTACCTGTAAAAATGCGCTGACAACTACTCAAAGAACTTGCTTCATTAAATTGAGCATGTACGCGCACTTCTTTATTAAAATAATTATTAGTGCCATTATAGATAATTTTATATAAATCATCTCCATTGACATGGACATTAGCTAAGTTTATCTTGATATTGCTCGTACTAGACTTGCCAGCAGTAATATCAATCGAATCTCGGACACTTATGCTTTTGTTCATCACGATACCGTGATAGAAATTGTTATCGACAGTGGTATCTTTAAAAGCAACGCCAAATGAGTGAATATACTCACTAAAATTATCTATCGACCACTGCGCACCATTAATTGTGCCAGAGTTAGAATTGGAGCTAGAATCTGAAACAGATGTTCCATTGCCTTCATCTAACTTCCAATATCCTACTAAACCACTAGCACTGCTATCAACAGTGCGGTTATAAGAGCTTGCAATTTGCGCAGCACTTCTCGCAACATTCCACACTCTCACATGAGCTAACTCACCATTAAAACCATTGCTATTTGCAAAGCTATTGCCTATAGTCATTTTTGCATCTGTGCTGTCTCCACCCGCTGGATCATTGCTTGCAGATTCTGTTTCAACTAATGCTCCATTCTTATAAAACAATGCATTACCGCTTGCATCATCACGAACAACTGCAACATGCGTCCATGTGTCTGCTGACAAATCAAAACTACTTGTAGTGTTAGTTTCATTTGACCCACTGCCATATTCATAAAACAAACGAAACTCACCACCACTTTGTAAATTAACATTAAATGAAACATTTTCAGCTAATGATTCTCCAGAACCAGATGATAATTGAATGACTACGCCACTGTTTATTGAGTCTGCTTTACACCAAAATTCTATAGTAAAATTGACCTCAGAACCTAAAATATCACCAAATGTAATGTTATCGTCACTACCATCAAAGTCTAAACAATTATTGTTATCTGCGCTAAATTGAAATAGCCAATTTTCATTTATATTTAAATCTGATGGTGCATTGGTTAATGCCATATTATGCTAAACCTTGACTGCTAACCTTTTCGATTTCTGGAATTAAGGTATCACGTACAAATTCATCATTAGCAATCATATTACCACTTACATTGATTGTCACACCACCTGCGTTGCCAGTGCGGTTCATAGATGCTAAATTGTCTACACCAATATTTTGCACTGCATCTCTGCGCATAATAAACTCACCTGCCTGCGCAAGGATAGGAACATTATCCTGACCTTTAACCATTCCACCGTTAGCAAAACGCTGAATACCACTATTAGTTATTAGTCCACCAGTATGACCAATCATAGTGGAAAGAACATTTAATCCTGCTCCAAACACCTGTCCTGTAGGTCCGCCAGCGACACTTGCAATAGTACCAATTACTGATAATAGTGCTGCAAATTGCTTTTCTGGATTGTCAGTATCATCTTTTAAAGTTCTGTATGCATTGCTTAAAGCATTTAAAGAAGCTACTGCGATTGTAGTTTTATCTGCTAATTTGGTAGTTTCAGTTCCTACTTCATTTAAATTTACATTTAACATAGAAAGCACCGCATCAACATTTCCAAATTCTTCAAACAATTTTCGATTTTCTTCAACCATCGCAATAGTTGATTCAATGTTTTTTCTTTGGCCTTCTTCTGTTTGTGCAAATAAGTTTATAAAAGTTTTTTGTTTATCTTCTCTTTTCTTTTCTGCATCTTCCAAGTCTTCTACTGCTTTCTTGTTTTCTTCTAATTGATTTTTTAATAATTCATTTGCCTGCGCATTAGCAAGGATAGTAGAAATTGCCTGCGCTTGAGTTTCAGTTAATGAAATACTAGTATCATTGGATAAGACTAATGATTTGGAATTAGCAGTAATCGCTTGTGTATTAATATCAAAAGTATTTTTTAAATCAGTAAGTACAGTGCCTTCAGCCTGCAATACTTCGCCAATCTGATTGATAACATCTAATCGAGTTTGTTGCGCTTCCACTTCTTTTTCTACAGCTAATACTTCAGCATCTTGTGCTGTTTTTAGCAACATCATAGTATCTACTGTATCCTGTGATAAGTCCTGCGCTAGTTTTATATTGTCATTGCGCAGTTTCTCGGCTTGAGTAAGTTCATCTACTGCGCTTTTTAATTTCCTTATTTCAGCTAACTGAGTCAATACTGATTGCGATACGAGTTCGCCTGTTTCTTCAAACACCTTCATTTGATCACTAGCATTGGTCAAAGACATTAATTGCAATACTAGTGATTTTTCTTGCTGATCTAAGGACTTTCTAAATTTCTCCATAGCAGTTTCTGCTTTACTGCTACTTGATTCCATTTCATTGGTAGCATCCGCAGCATTAGCTAAACTTTCAGCATACGCCTTCAAATCTTTTTCACCTTGCTTAATTTCTTTATCAAACTCTTTTACTTCTTCAGTGAGATGATCAAAGGTTCCCATGAACTCAAATAACTTATCAAATGCTACTCCCACAACAGTCAGGAATACTCCTATACCTATTCTCTTTAATGCTGCTGCAAATTTCAATGTAGTAATTGCTGCAAGATTTGCTTGAATTTTATATGCAAGAAAAGCACTGCTTACAAGACTAATGGCAAGTGCAGCTTCTGCTAATTCTTTTTTGTTAATACCTTTTAAAAACTCCTGCGTAGCTTTTATTGCTTCCATCAATGATGGCATTAAAATATCACCTATTACAGCCTGCACTCTTACAATTTGATCCTGCATATTGCTCATAGCACCTGTAAATGTTTCAGATAAACGCTCTGCGCTACCTGCAATTCTTCCATCGGGATCAGCTAACGCATTAATCAGTGCTTTTCTAAACTCAGGTAGTGTGATTTTACTTAAATCTTTTATTCCTTGAGAATCTTTAATGATTTGAAGTATTCCTCTCTCTCTGAGTATATCTGCTGCGCCTGCTCCTCCAGCGAAGGCACGACCCAGCGCACTTGCTGCTTCAGTAGCATTTGTACCCATAAACGCAGCCAAATCAGTTAATGCGGATAGTGTAGCTTTTGAATCTACACCAAATGCTTCTAACTGCGCACCTGCATTAACTACATCCTGGAGTTGGAATGGTGTGGTTGATGCTATTGCATTAAAACGATCAAAGGCCGCTTCTGCACCTTGGACACTGCCAGTCAATCCAACTAATCTAGTTTTAACGTCTTCAAAGCCAGATGATGCCTGTACAAATTTATTTACAAAGACAGTCGCGCCACCTAAAGCAAAACCATATACTAATAATCTATTTCTTAAACTTCCTAAGCTACCAATTAGGCCATTGGTAGAACCACGTAATCGTTCTGCTGCCTTATTGTAATCTTTAGTATTCTTATCAAGGTCTTTAAAGTCTTTTGTAGCTCGTGAAAAGCCTTTGGTGCGAACTTCAATTATAAATTTTTTATCAGCCATTTTGTTTCTTTATATCTTCTGATTGGAGTGCATTAAATTCTTCATCTATAGCCGAAAAGATGACTAAGCGATGATAATCTGCTTCATCTATGGTATTTGCAAAAGATAGATTGAATCGCTTCATAGCCATGTACTCCTCAAGCGCAAATACAGTCTCAGGCGTTAGAAAGTAAGTTGAGTCGGCACAGAATACTAATGAATGATATAACGCAGCACCAAGCGTAAATTTTCCATCTTTGCTTTCATCTACGATACGCCAAATCTCATTCCATAGTTCATCTTCATCATACGTGATGGTTTTCTTGAGCGTGGGAGACTGCGCTTGGTATGGAAAATGCAGGTTGCGACTAGGCTGGCTTTTATAGCTCATCCACATCGCAACGCGGTGCATTATTACTTTTTTTGATTTACGTCCTTGTAAGCGTTATAGATACTCATTAACACTGTATCTATGTCATTATCATCCAGTTTACCTAATGACTTTTCTGGATCGGTAAATGCGTAGTTTAATATCCAATCTAATACATCAAAGAATTTAGCAGTATCAATCTCACCTTCTTTGGTGATTGCTTTTACTTCTAACTGATGTAACTGTCTACGCGCTTTAAAGGTTATTTCTGGTACATCAAATGTACCATTATCTGTTTTTACTTTCATTTTGCATCCTAGAAAGATGAAAATGGCGTGATTTAAGCGATCGTGATACCAATTATTTCAGCAGTTTCACTAGCTGCAAATGCTCTGAATGGAATATTTTGTAATATAAAATCTCCCATTTCTGGTTTAGAATTATCTATCATTACGTTTTGACAATCAATAATAAAATCACTGCCCTGCGCAAGTGCCAATACAATTCCAGTGGAATCTCCAGCTATACCTGCATCAAGGTCGTGAATCTCGTCATCACGTTTTGCAACTAGCGTACCAGTAACTTCATATGGACCAGTTTGCGCATATCCATATGGGTAATAATTTGTTGTGTCTTGATAATGCACACGAACTAATGGTCGTGAAATATTAATTTCCCAAGAGTTTAAAATTAAAGTTTCTCCACCGAGCGTGTTTGTAGTTAAACCAAAAATATTTTTTGGTGCGCCTGTATCTAACACTTTGGCATTTGGTGCTGCATACGCACTTTGAACTGGTCTATATCCAGTAACAAAAGTAGTTTCTACCACCATTTCTCCACCATTAGTGCCAACGTCTTGTCTCATAGTCATAGAAGTAGCGAAACATCCCACCATTGACACGTCAATTAGACCACCAGCCAAATCTGATCCAGCATTTTCAAACAGCAAAGTCACTGCATTTACATTTGTACCACCATGCGTCATTGTAGTAGAGCTATTATCATTAGTATTTGCTGCTGGAGTAAGTGACGCTTCTGATGAACTGTCACCAAATAAAGCTAAACATGATTTTAATACTGCGGTTGCTGTACCTCTCATAGTTAAAGTTACTTCATACATTTGCGTATCTGGACGATGATGTCCTTGACTAGCAAGTTGACCCAATAATCCAGATTTATTTGGTGCAACGTCTAATGGTGCAGATGCAGCTTCTAAATTAAAATCAGTTACCTGTAAAAAATCCCATGTATCAGTATTTGCATGCGCTGTGCCTAAAAGTGCCGAACCACTACCAATACCGACTTCAATAATATTTCTTGGTTGAAAATTAGTCGCCATTATTTATCTTCCTTTTTTACTTTTTTTATTTCCGCACTTTCCAAATGCGATTTTAATTCTTTAGGCACGTTTATAATCTTAACTGGTAAGCCTAACATTAAGCGGTTATGCTTGGCAGCACTACCAAATGCATAAAAATTCTTATCATCTGATAATTTTTTATACGATTCTTTTGCAATATATTTCATCCTATTATCTCCATTGCTGATACTACAGCAGTCATGTTTGCGCGCAATAAATCTGGATTGTCTTCATCACGCTCATATACAGTAGAGTCGATGACAGCATTATAAAACTGCCTTATACCTGACTCACTGTAATTACGGTTATTGTATAAAAGTCTTTTCATTCGCTCTGCCACTAATGACACTTGCCTAAAACTTTCTTTGGTATAGTTACCTGCAAAATCCACTTGATAGCTAATAAGGATCGTATAATCTCGAACCATGCCAGTATGAATCTGTTCATTAAGATCATCGGATACTGGCTCAATAAGAAAACTCTGATTGCTTTTATGCTCATCATAAAATATTTGTATCCCAAATTCATTTGCAATGATACTGTGAAGATTGTCAATGACTCGATCATAGATGACATTGTTAAATGTAATTGCCATTATCTATAAATCTGCCCACTGCGCACAGTTCCCATTTGTACTTCATCAGATTGAAAAGTTATGGACCACTCGTCATTAACTGTATAAACACCAGCTTGGAATCTTATAAGTGCGCCATATGCTAGTGGTTGGTAATCTCCATTCATTACTTCAGCATCTACTGACTTATGCCTGCGTAAACCAGTATCGTCTTTCGTAAACACATCATACTTAACTGTGCTTGCAGTTCCAGGAGAAAATGTACCTGCTGTGCTGATTACAACGCGAACCTCATCATAATCAGTGCTTGGTGGTCCGAACATTTTAATATCTTCTATGTATCCAGTGGTTGACCCATTGACGCTTATCTCTCTTATGACACCAGATTCACTGCGAAATGATGTTTCATTCCACATAACATAATCGCGTCTTTTTAGCTTTACTAATAATCCATCTTCACCAAGTACGCGCTCCTCAAGCTCGTCTGCTTTCTCTGGGTCTTGGCTGCGCACTAAGTCAGCGCAGGCCAGTAATGCATTGCAACGAATTACGATGAAATCATATGGCCTATCACTAGCTCCTTGGTAATTTGAGTTACCGCGCTTGTAGATAGGTCTATTTAAATAACTGCGCATATGATCTGCCTGTTCTTTTACAACACGATTCTTGAGGTCTTCCCAATCCTGACCTGCTTCAAATACGCTACCATTAAGTGCAGATACTGAGCTAGATGCTAAAAAGAAATCAACAGAATCAGTGGACTCAGAGTATTTAAATTCGTTATCTGCGTTTGGAGTATCAGTAACCTTAGTCATTTCTACTCCATCCTTGTATAAATTTTCTATATATCCAGTATTGCTTAATCTATATAGATCAGAACTAGGACTGGACCAATTAGACATTAACACTCTCTTGCGATCATAACGATCAATGTCGCTAACAATCGCTTGTAAATCTGTGGTTATATTACAAAATGCTGTTAGGTAACTCATGCTTGTGCTATCTCACTTATATTACTATTAGTAGGTAATATGGTGACATCGGGTATATCAGCGCAGATAATTAGTGCGATTATCGTTCCAATCGTAATATCAATATCTTGACGTGGGTCTTCCAATGTCTTGGCCAATTCTTTTAACTCATACATTAAATTAATTAGATTATCAATTTTTTCTGAATCATCCATATTTTTGTACTATTTCACAATATTTCTCTGGAGTACCTTTGCCTTTTGCAGTGTTATAGTAGGTCTTCCACTGTTTTGCTTGGTCTTCTAGCGTTCTAGGCAGTTTCTTTGGTATCCTGCGTAGATGTAATCTGCAAAATACAATCTGCGCTGCCAAATTTGTAGTAAGAATATACTCCCAGTCTTTTTCTCTTGGCGCAGTAAAATGTGACCAATCCAAATAACAGGCACTAGCAACAGACTTCATTAAGTCAGGTCGATACTGTAAATAGTTTTTAATGATATCAACGCCCACCCATGGTTCAATTTGGTAAACGCCAACCGCAGGTCCTGAGATTTGTTGAATGTAGATATACTTAGACTCCACCAAACCGATGTTATAAATGAACTCTGCTGCTTCAGAAGAATATAGGTCTATCTTCTGCAAGACACGCTTGATGAGTCCTTTCATTTGGTCTGGATTAATCATTTGCGCTTCATCCTACGCTTCATCTTATTCTTCTTCTTTTTACCTTTTTTCTTTTTCTTTCCATAATGGTATGGCATCATGCGCTCCTTACTTTACTTCTTGTTCTTTTACTGTACCTTGCGCGTTGCTTACCTTTCTTGTTTGCAGCGCGCTTTAGCCTATTCTCATAAGCTCTCTGTGATTTTGTTAATCCTTTGCGGACACTAGCAGGTAAATACCTACCGCGCTTTCTACGTGGCTTTTTCTCATCACCTTTTGTGACATAGCCCCATTTTTGCTTTGTCCATTTACGTAAACTTTTCTGTGACTTCTTTAACGCCATTATTTATATCCACCGCCTGCGCGTTTATATGCCAAGGCTAACATCTGGGCTTTCCTTGCGGACCACTGACCAGCTCGACCACCTTTATTTCCTGCCTTGATACGATTAAAGATACGCTTTCTCAACGCAGGCTTTGTATAATTACCTGCTTCATTAACTCGCGATTTACGTTTCTTCTTCATTTACCCACCTTCCTCATAGCACTTGTATGTGATTGACCGAAGGTTGCTCCTTTGCGCATTGCAGACACCATAGATCGTAAATGTTTTGCAGTGTGATGCCTTGCATGCCTGCGCATTGCGCTGACCTGACGTTTACTTAATCCTGTTACACTAATTCCTTTTATTTTCATTACCATTTAACCTTATTTGCCCAAAAGGCTGCGCTCATGCGACCTTTCGCAATGTTCTTAGCATGTCTCGCCTTAAATGACCTGCGCTTGGCTTTCATACGCGCTGACTCACCTCGTTTTGGTTTACCAGCTGTTCTTGCTCCTTGCTGACCAAAGCGTATTAGTTTATACCTACCACCACTAGAAGCCATAACGACATGTGACTTAGTCTTATGACTTGGAGTTCGCTTTGGTTTATTCACCCCGCGCAGGCCCAGCCTGCGCATCGTTGCTTTGACTCTTGCAGGTACTGCCATTATTTGCCTTTGAATACGCCTTCTAAAATGTCAGTGACTACGTCTACTACTTTCTCGAAGAAGATTTGCTCTTTTTCTTCGGATACAAATGGTATGTCAATTCGTTTATTAATTGCACTAGCAATCTTTTCAGCCATTTCATCTGACCCTAAGTGACTAATTGCTTCTTCCTGCATTTTTGCAGCTTGCTCTTCAGCAAGTTTTACTAGCATTGATTTAATATCCATTACATTAACCTCATTATTGCGTTGATTACGATGGGTAAAGTAACTAAGGCGATACTGCCCCAGACTTGCATCTTTGCGATGGTTGTATCGTGTCTTTCTACTTTACCATTTAGTTTATCTAAATGATTTTCAATTCTACCTAAACTAGAATAAATGTTTTTCAATCTTTCGTCATGCTTTACTAATAATTGATATATATCTTTATTTTCCATCTTCCTGTCCTGTTATACTGTGAAACCTGCCACCATTTTTTGGTAGTTCTTTTTTAATCACCATTGTTTTTAAACTTTCGTTAGGCACTGCCATTTTTATATTCCATCTACCGTCTTGATCTTTCATATAGAACACTGTTTTTCTAATTCCCATACGCACAATACGAGCTGGTCGCTCTTCAGGGCCAAGGTAAACAACGTCGTCTTGATTGTAATCATTGCCAATAAAAACCATAAGTCCTTCGTAGACATTAAGTATGAGTCCTTTAAAGATAGATACGCCCAAGTATGCAACAGCAACCCAGACAGCTTTTCCAAATAATTCCTCTGCAATAGTTTGAAACTCATTATGATTCATTTCCGCTTCTTTTTTCCCCAGCTGAGTGGGTTGATGTTAAATTCCTTTTCATAGAATGATAGCTTACTTTCCAATTCTGCTCTCTTCCGCTCTTCTTCCACGCTGTGCTTGTCAAGTAAACTCCTAATCGTGCTATCCGCTTCCACCAATTCGCTTTCAAGACTTGCAAGTCGAGACTCAATACGATAGTACCCATACACAAAAGCACCCACAAGAACGCATAGCTGTATGGCCCACTTGAAGTTAATGCTAATAACCATATTGTCATCAACCACGCTGCTACGATAACTTCTCGCTGTTTGAACATCACTCATGCGTTATATCTTCAAACTGATGGTGTATCCAGCACCAGTTTGATTTTGTATAGACTTTCCCATGATAATAATGCATCACTGAATCAGCACCCATTATTTCTATAAACACTGTGTTTGCCACAGTATCCTGCGGAGTGATTACAACACCGCCTACGCTCCATCCTTGACTGCATCCGCTTATTGTACTGATAAGTAACAGGCAAATCATAGCTCGTACTAATAACTTTAAAATCACCATTGTCTAACTTCTCTATTGTATGTTTCATATTACCATCCACCACGCCATAGCAGTTTCAACGATTATATCCGCAATAGTATTATATGCCCATCGTCTTTTGCTGCCATACGGTTTCCAATTCTCAATGTAGTATTCAAATACTTCCCATAATACGCCAATAATAAATACACCCATAACGCACCAGAAGTTGGTCCAACCCCACCACTGGAATACTTTGCAAAGAAACGCACCCGCAGCAATGTGGTATGCGGTCCACCCATCCAACTGACCAGTCTTGAGTTGCCATGATACTAAGGTTGATAAAGGACTTTTCATCTGTCTACTACTTGATTATTAATTATTTTATGTTGAATAATGTCGATGCGCCCATGTGAATCACCGTGAATTTCGGTGCATTTATCTACGTAAGCATTTTCAATAGTCTCAAAAGAATTAGAACGCTGAACTATTGATCCATCTACAACCAAGAAGTAATTATAGGAACTAGGATAGGTTAGTTCCTGTTTTGTACCATCACTCATCGCAATCATCTTACGCATTCCTGGCTTGGTGTTCTTATGAATAACCACATCGTGATTCTGGGCGCATCGTCTAACAATCATTATTCTTTTTCAGACTCCTCACTAGACTTAGCAAGAGACTCTTCTAGTAATCGAATAAAAGCATCTTTATTAACTGCAAGTTGCTGTTGAATAAAGTTATTGCTATTTATCTTTGACTCTATGTTTTCAAGATGTAAGTACATCTGTTTTTGCTCATCATTTAAGTCCTCATTAACATCATACTCGACATCATTAAGAACAAGTTTAGGCGATTGATTTTCTTTTTTAGCCATTATTGACTCCTTGTTTAGTTAATCTTCTTTTTTACTATCTTCATACGCTTTCTTTATATCATCTGTCCACAGTGCATTTGCTAATGTTTTTAATTCATCTGATTCACCACTTACATCTGCATCTGGCATAAATGCTTTTCTATGATATGAAAATGATATTTCTACACCATCTTCCATAATAGATGTTTTACAGCGTTCTTGAATACATTTGTATTCTCCACGCACTTCGTAATCGTATGTTTTTTTCTTTTCTAAACTCATTTTAACTCCTTGTTAGTTCCAATTAATTATCCAATTAATTATCTATGTATGTAAATGTTAGCATAAGATTATTACTTGATACATCTATATCATTATATGTTAATTCTGTTCTATCTCCAGTTGCATTTACATAATATAAATAAATGTCATCCGTAGATTCTAACAATAGTCCATAAATACCAGTATTATTAGAAAAATTAGTTTTTTTAGCTGATACTGGAATCATATAGTATGTAGTTGATGCTATTGCGAAAGGTACTCCAGAAATAACAACTTGGTCTGTTCCACCTCCATCATCGCTAAAAGTAAAAAAAGTTGATACAGTTACTGTGTTTCCTATTTTTGTATAGCTATTCTGGAAAGTTGCAGAAATGGTTGGAGCGTGTCCACTTGCACTAACAAAAGCTGGTGTCCAAGTGCCTTCTTCGTAATCATCAAGTACATTTGCTCCACCATCAGCAACTTGACTTGCTGGAAATTGAATACCAGCAGTATGAACTAAAGCACCACTATCTTGTGCCATATAAACAGCAGTTACATCTGCATTACCAAGTGTTACTGAGTTATGGTCTTGTCCAACTGCATCTGCACCAATAACAATACAATTACCAGCATCTGTAGCATTTGCTTCTGCACTGTGTCCAATTACAACATTGTCAACTCCAGCAATAATAGCATCTCCAGCCCCAGAACCGATTGCAACATTGTTCCTTCCTGAAGTAACAGCACCTAATGCCTCATAACCAACTGCGGTATTATTATCTGCGGTAGCAGTTAAAGCTCCATCAAGAGCCGCATATCCAATTGCTATATTTTGAGAGGCTCCAGCATTTGTACCAGACATAGCAGAATTACCAATCGCTACATTTCTTTTATTTTCATCTGATGTAGATGCTCCACCTAATGCTCCATAACCAAGAGCAACATTGTCCTCACCTGTAGTTAGTTCATCCATTGCTTGGTATCCTACAGCCGTATTTCTTGCACCAGTTGTCAACGCTCCTAAAGCATCTGTACCAATCGCTACTGCTCCAGTTTGACTATTATTTGAAACTGCATCCATTGCATTAGTTCCAATAGCCACATTACCTGAAAGTGTTCCAGTTCCACCTTGCAGTGCATTTTTACCAATAATTACATTATCGTGAGATGCGTCATTATTTATATAATAACCAGCTTGACTTCCGATGACTGTATTAAAATCTTCTCCACCATCAGCAGTATACATTGCTTCGTATCCAAGAGTTGTATTTCTATTGCCAGTAGTTTGAGATGCTTGAGACTGATAACCAACAGCTACATTCATTGTTCCAGTTGTTAATGCCCCAAGTGAATTTCTCCCTATAGCAATCGTACCTGTTTGAGCATTATCATTTGTAGCATCTAATGCAAAAGCTCCAATAGCAATATTATCATTTACAGTTATAGGATTACCAGCAAATGCTCCACCAAGTAAGGCTTGCTGTCCAATTGCAATATTATTATCAGCAGTACCTATAGAACCTTCATTTAAACTTGACATTGATTGATACCCAATAGCCACATTTCCAGTTTCGCCAAATGCGGATGAACTAAGTGCGGAGCTACCAACAGATACATTACCACCACCTGTTTTAATAGCTTTTAAAGAATTATAACCCACAGCAGTATTATTGCTGTGATTTTCATTATCTACACCAAATCCAGCACCATAGCCTACATATGTGTTATAATCCCCAGTCCTATTTCCAAAACCAGCAAAAGTTCCAAAGCCAGTATTTTTTTCTCCAGTTGTATTTTTATTTCCAGATGCGTGTCCGAAAAAAGCGTTGTCTTCACCACCAGATGCTATATTTAAACCAGTATAAGCACCAAATAAAGTATTACCAGTTGTGCCATCTGCACCACCAGTACCACCACTATCATTATTAGAAAGTGAGATTCTGGAGTTGGTGTCAAGTTTAAATTTTAAATCACCAGCAGTAGCTGTAGTATTTGCACCAACATAAAAGTTTATAAGAGTTGCTGAGTTCCAATCACCATTACCACCACCAAGAAGAAGTGTATTAGCTGTAGATGAAGAAGAATATCCAATTAGTCTTATGCTTTCTTCAGCATTGGTGTAATGAACACCAGTTATACCACCACTTTTTGACGTTGAATTTGTTCTTGTCCTGTTAGCATCATTATCAGCACCAATGGTAATCCCATCAGCTTGATAGCTTTGCACATCTAAGTGAGTTTTGGGAGTTGAGCCTATACCAATATTTCCAGAACTATTAATGTGCATTCTTGTACTTGGATTTGCACCAGTACCGCCTGTTCCAAAATACAAATCACCTCTTGGGTCTACCGATATAAAAGAACTTTCGTCACTGGTATTGAATCTGGTATTAGCACCAGATGTATCAACCTGACAGTTAGCACCAATCATTACTCCAATACCTACATTACTTGCTTGTCGAACACCTTGTATTATGGCATCAGTATCAACAACTGCATCTTGCCATCTAATACCTTGTCCTCCTGTCGTGTAAACGTCTGGCTCAAATGCTATATCTGCTTCTGGGCTGTTTGTCCCGATACCAACTCGCTTGTCTCCAGTAAGAGTTAAAACTTCATTAGCATTAGTTGTGCTACCATCGCTAATAAAAAATCTTGTTTTACAATCAGAAGCACTTCCACCAGCCCATTCGTTAGTAATTTTATTTATGTATTGGTCACTACCAAAAGTAAATCTTAATTCAGTATTATTTCCATCTTGCAAATGCAAAGTAGCGTCTGGACTTGTTGATCCAATACCTACATTTCCTGAACCATCTATTCGCATTTTTTCAGACGTACTACCAACTCTAAAAATTATATTACCACCAGTACCTGAAGTACCTCTATCTGCACTAATGTAAAGGTCATCTGATGATGCAAAAATATGATGGTATTTACTGTCGTCTGAATCTGTAAATCTTAATACTGGTTCTGCTGATTGTAGATGCAGTAATTCTGATGGTGAGTCAGTTCCAATACCAAGCCGACCATTATTATCCAGCCTCATTTTTTCAGAAAATGTGCTTCCATCTGTCCTTGTCCAAAATTGCAATGCACCTGTTTCACTTCCACTACTTACATTTGTTGCTAGACCAGATATTCTTGAATAAGTAGTTGCATTTCCATCACTATCATCACCACCAAAATTTATTATTCCTACTAAATCATCATTAGCAGTTGATGCAGACTGGTGATAAAAATCTAATTGAGCCCCACCAGAACCATCATTTGTTGATTCTAATTTTAATAAATCACCTGTTCCTTTGATGTGCACTTTTGTATCTGGGCTTGTCTCGCCTATACCCATAGACCCTTGCTCAAAAATATACTCTGAAAAACCAAGAGTAAGTGGAACATTGGCATTTCTTGCATCATTAGTACCCATTAAGTGTATTTTAGAACTAACACTTGTCACCTCAAGATTTTGGTCAGTACCAACATTTATGTGGAGTTTACTTGAAGGTGATACGCCTAGACCAAGATTACCAGAAAAAGTAGCATTAGAATCACCATTAATGGTGAGGATGTTTGTAGAGTCTGCCCTGACTTGAAATGCAAGGTCATCTGCGGTAGTTCCAGCAATTTTAACTAATGCCCCATAACCACCAGTATCTGTATTTTCAAACCTCCCAGCATAATCATTATTAACAGCACCTTTAACTTCAAGTATTGCAGTTCCTACTCTTGCTCCTAAATTTGCTCTTGAATTAGTTGTATCGACAACAAATACATCTGTTCCGTCAGCTTTTTCTACTAAAAATGCAGAAGTATCTGTGACTTTAATTTGTGATGTGCCTTCTATTATCTCATCAAAGGATAGTGAGCCACCGCCATCTACCTGGAGATCACCATTAATGACCAAGTCTCCTGTAATGGTTCCGCCAGAAGAGATTTGCGCTGATGTGTTGCTAATTAAATTTTTAAAGGATGCCATGTTACGCTCCTATGCTAGTACGATGCGTACAGTAGCTGTCGCACCTTTGCCGAGTATGTGTAAATAAACTGCTGCACCAATACCGTGAGGTACATTTAATTCGTAAATAGTGTCTCCGCCCGCTAAATACAGGCTATTTGACGCGCTTATCATATCGCTGGAACTACTACTGAATCCATAATAAATATCGCTACTGGGCTGTAATATGACGCTGTGTACCGCAGTAACGTCTAGGTTATATTCTGTGCTGGTGGTAACGCTTTGTGCTGTTTGTACTGAATGATTTGCAGAACTGCTGATATTCAGTGATTCAACCACTGAATGCTTGGATAGATCAGCCATCTTGTTTCTCCTTCTTGAATGCCTTACCGAGCGTGACTACTCTCATGGGCATTTCGGTTATTTAATCTATGATGCCTTGACTTCGTAGACTAGCATCGCTTATTCCTTTCATGTGAATGATTGGACTTGCTATCAACTTGCGAACCTTTACAGATTTGCATTTTGGGCAAGTTATTTTATCATCCTTGGACCATAACTGTTCCCATTTATACTTGCAAGGATGACAAAGAAAATCGTTGGTCTTCATTTCTTCTTTTTAAGACTTATCTTTCTTTTAGGCTTCTTGACCTCGCCATTTTCATTGCAAGGCTCACATCCATCTGCGATGTATGCATCAATCTGTTCTTTACTTATAGAATCCTGTTTACCAAAAACCGATCCATCTTTTCTTTTAAAATATTTCATTTTATCTCCTTAAAACTGGGTGGGCCACAAGACCCACCCAATTATCATTCCTTACGGATTGTTGAAGTTAACAACTCCAAGTGACGTGCTGGAAGCAGCATGTGACAAAGATGCGCCAAAAAGCACATCAGCGACGACGCTGGTGGCCAGGTGGTCGATGTCATAAGCTGATTGCACTCTTGGTTGCAATTGCATTGCCATGTACACTGATTCTTTCTTGAAAACAGTTGCAGTTTCATCTCCAGCATCGCCATCATCATCCCAATCAGTTGAGATGTAAGTTGGCATACCGTAGATCATACCCACAGAACCAGAGACATTAGGATTCTGCTCATCACCTCTGCGAGATGAATCGTAGAAATCCTGTAGACTCAAGAGATACATGTATGAAGCAGGTGATGCATATAAGAATGTTTCACCATCTGCGTAGTCAAAACCAGCATCAAGCAGTTTTTGCAAACCAGTTCTTAGAAGAGCTGATGTGACTTGGTTGTCATTTGACAAAGTAACATCGTTACCAGTTGCAGACTGAAGTACGTCCACTGCCAAGTAATTTTCAACCTTTTTAGCAAGCGCATAACCCATAGACTGAGCATATGCACCAAAAAGGTTTGCTGATTCCTGGACACGAACAATATCTTCAATACGCTTTGCTTCGTAATGATGTTGGTCCACACTAATAGTGACTTCACTATCGGTGTTTGCACTGTATGTTACCGCACTTCCTGCGGATTTCGCTGCAGCAGTCTCCTCAGAAACCTTTGGGATATGTAATGTATCACCACTAGGTAACTCAGAAGAAAAGTCCATCACTTGATTACGCAGTTGAAATTTTCTTTCTGCATAGTCAAGGATAGCATCCCGCCATAACTCAGGGATAAATACTGCGGCTGTTGTTGTTGTGACATTAGCCATTTTTTATTTCCTTTCTAACTTCCTTTGCGCTTATACGATTCCAGTATATTACTCCAGTTCATGCGCCTGTCTTCGTCTTTAATCTTCTTTAATTCCACATTACTGTCATTGACTGGCGCGGATGGTGCGCTGGATACCGCAACACGCTGTGTTCTGAATTTCTTAACTATAGCACGAAGCGCGTCTATGGGCAACTGCCCAAATGTTTCATGCTCATCCTCTGGTATCTCACTAAGAAGTTCAGCGCGAAGCGATGCTTCCTGCTGAGTAGCTCTTTCAACAATGGGTTCGAGTTCTGCGAGTTTGTTTGCACGCTCCTCGGCAAGATTCTTCCATTGCTCCTGCTCTTCCATTTGAGATATGCGAGTATCCTCGATTTCTTTGCGGAGTTTAGAAAGTTCTGTTTCCGCAGCTTGTGCGCGGCCACGATACTTCTTTGACTCTGCGATCAGGTTTCCAACTTCGAGGTTTTGTTGTTCCTGCTCTTGTACTTGATCAGCACCTACTGGGTCAAGCGATGGTGCTGGCACTTCCTGTGCAACTTGTGTTTGTTCTTCGGACATCCTGTCCTCCTATATGTTTACTTTAACGTGTGTCTTGCTCATACGTGATAGGTTCTCGCCAATAGATATGGCAAATTGTTTGACGATTGTATCTTCTACTTCTTCGCCTAATTCTTGATCTTCAGCAATAGAACGCTTTGGCATATTGCCTTCACCTTCATTATGGAGAAATAATTTTGTTCCTTGCTTATTCTTTTTAATACCATATAAGAACTGTATTTCTTGGTTCTTTTTTACATTTACTCGCACTCTTTTAAAATTATCTAACATCTTACCAGTCAATGTTAAATTCACGTTATTAACATGTACTCCTTTGCGTTTTGCATATGACTTTGAGTAAGGTTTAAATTTCTTTCCTTCAAAATCTTCACCAAGACGAATTTGTTTTTTATGTGCTTCTACTGTTTTATCAGCCATGCGAAATACCTGAGTATCTCGAAACTTTAACATATCTTGTAGCTTAAACATCAACAGGACTCCAATAGTGCCTGCAACGATGCCCGCCACCGTGTTCAAATCCATCTGACTTTACCTGTCTTATCTCACTAATGGTAAGTGGATCACTAGATAAATAGGTTCTGCATACAGGACGATTCTTCTCGTCATCTGGCCCAACGTACTGATATAACGTATCTTCTGGTAAATCCATTGCCATAGCTCCAACTACAGCACGTCTATAATCACCAAGCATTGTATAAATCGTATTTTCTACGCGTGGCGTGTTTGTGCGGACCGCAGTGCGCATAATATTCTTTAATTCATCGCCTTTTAGGCCACTATTTAGTCCAGATACCATAGCATTCTGCATTACGTTGCTGATTTGTCTGGTAACACCTTCAATACCTTGGCGTTGGAGAGTCTGGAGAGCCACGAGTTGTACCTCGCTTGTACGCCCAAAACTCGGCAAATCAGCAAGAATATCCTCAGTTGTAGCCATGAAGGAGTTGATTGCGGTAGAGAAGCGAAGCTCCTCAATAAAATAGGTCGAAAAGTCAATTGCAGCGACAATTCCCAGTATTTCAGCTGTAGATAAGCCTTCCTCTTCAAGATTTTCAACATCCTGTTGAAATCCATTGATGGCATCTTCAATACTATTTTCATACGAATTAACTGTCTGGTCTATTGTTGGCATTTAAGATATTAAGTAGTCTGTTCTGTGGCGCAGGTTCTTCGACTTCGGCTTGCTGTGCTTCAAACTTAGCTATCTCATCTGGTCCCGCGTCGGGATTGTGGTACTGGAACCAGTCGATAGGCTGTGCTAAATTACGGTCAAATCTCCAACTCCATAGCATAATCTCTGCTTCTGGAGTCAATGCGTAGTTTGGTTCTAGGAAGTCAACACTATATTCATCACCTACGTTCACATTAGCTTCTATTTCAATAATTCTTTTGTCTACTTGATACCTGCGCTGTTCCCAAGGTCGCCATGTGTCTTCGGTCATTGCGCTGCGCTCGTCCATGTTTTCCATTTCCAAAATAGACAAACTTGCCGCTGACGGCGCATTCCCAGAATCCGAACGAGCATACTTTGCGCGGATATGGTTGTTATTTAGTGTGGTTTCTACTAAGAATCTAGTCGAGTCCACTATATCGTTCAAATTACCACCGCTTGAAGTTACGCCAAAGTTTGCCTGCTCTGGCAGGTATAATATCTTATCTGTGCCAATTGATATGCGTGATGGGTCATCAACACCGCTAATAAACTTGATTCCCAGGCAACCATATCTAATTGCAAGATTTAGCTCAAGTAATGCCACATTTACGGCAAGGTCCGTTTGAGCCACGTCCATTGCGTTGCCTACGTGGTAGTCGCGGATCGGTGGATAGCGATGGCAGAAGGTTACTGGCAACATGCCATATGGATTAATGTCGTTTTCGTTGACACTCATCACTTTGCCTTCCTCATCAACAAGGAAATGCCTTCCAGGCACACCATAGCGTTCCTCAGTCCATACTGCATACATCACTTCTGAACTACGTGCGTTGCCTTGGTTTTCTATTGGATACATGACTCCAATTGGTTTATCTCTTGAGTCACCTGCTAAGAATAGTGGTGTAAAATGCGATAATATCTCATATTCAATCTTTTGATCTACTTCATTCCACTTGCTTCTAAATGCCATTGTACCAAGCAGGAATGTCAAACGCTCTAAGATTCTGCGCTGCGCGTTGAGTCCATGTTTGTCTATAATAGACAAATAGGATTCGCTGGTGCGCATGCGCGGTGGGCGTTTGTATGTCATCGAACGCAGACTACAGACACGTCTGGTGAGATTATTTTGTGGGATGACCGTCTGACGCAGAGTCTCTGGGCCAAAGTAATCGCTCACATAGTGTTCTAGATTGATGCCTTCATAGAAGTCCATCAAATAGTCACGTTCGCGAGTACGCTCATCCTCGATATATTTTAACTGTTCTTGTAATGCGCTAACTATCGCGCCTTCGGATTGATCTTGAATTGTAAGCATATCTACCTTTAAAAGAAATCGATGACACCAGCGTGTCGGTTTTTCATTGGAAATAAGTTAGTCAACAGAAAACGTAAAGCATCACATGCATGATCAAACTTACCATCTTTTTTTGGTTCATGTCGTAAGGTTTGATCTTCTCTATGTTCTGGATAGTGATAATTCTCATACGATTCTATACTTTTCTGGCATTTTGGATGAATAAAGAAGTGTGGTTCTCCATTTGCATCCTCAAACCATCTGCGCACATGAGATACTCCAGATACTACGTTTCTGGTTACTGCATCGCGTTTTACGCTGACGCGCAGGCCTTGGTTAGCAAATACCTGTATATCACTGATTCCTGACTGCAAATTTGTACCACTTCCAGCAGGATCGCCCCATATACCAGTAAATTCGTAGCCAAGTGACTTAATCTTTGTCGCAAACTCCTCTGTGCGCGTGTTTTGCAGGCTGACTTCATCAATTTGATGCACATCAGCGAAATTCTTATCTTTATTGTGTAACTGAACGATTACTGCATGCGCATGTCTGTATCCAAAGTCAATTCCAGCATATACTGGTTTGGATGGATCGTATCGTACGTCTTCTCGTATTTGTGTGGTCCTGTCTAAAGGAAACACCTTACCCGCATAGCTCTGGAACTCGCAGAGAATCTCCTGAAGATAGGTTTCTTTGGTCAGTGTGCGCTTTAATTCTTCGTGATCATCCTTAAAATATGGTGATAAGGTACTGGGAAAACGCCAAGATTCCCAATCTGGGTGTTCTTCGCTCTTTCCAAACTCATATAACTTGTGTAAATAGTTGAATCCACGCGGAGTGGAGCAGAATAACGCCCATCCTTGTCTATCAGATAGCGTTGGGCGCAGGTACATCTCAAATGTGTTTCTAGGTATCAAAGCCATTTCATCGCATACCAGGTAGTCAATTCCTTCTCCAATCAATGAATCTGGCGCGTCCGCTGATTTTACTACTAGCTCGCTTTGTAAACCTGCGAGTTTCATGTAGTACAGATCACCAGATATTTCTTTTTTACTTTCCAGTGGCAGTTTCAGCTCTGTCATCACTACGCGTTTTACCTCA